CGAATTTTCGATCAATCCAGGTAACACTAAGTTGTTTCCCTGGCTTTCCGCCATTGCTGCTGCTTATGAGGAGTACCAAATTGTCGGAATGATTATGGAGTATAAACCCCTCATCTCATTGACAAGCACTAATGCAAATGGTGCTGTTGTCATGGCAACTGAATATAACGTTACTAAACCAGCGTTTACCAGTAAGATTGCCATGGAAAATTATGAGTATGCTGTGAGTTGTGCTCCATATCAATGCATGTTTCATGCTATTGAGTGTGCTCCTGGGCAAACTGCTCTTGGGAGTACTCATCGTTATGTACAGATTGGTTCGGCTGCTCCTGATCAGGATGAGCGTTTGTACAATTTGGGTAATTTTCAATTGGCTGTCCAAGGCCAATCTTCCAGTCAAGTGATTGGAGAGTTGTGGGTCACCTTTGAGGTGGCTTTCTTCAAGCCCCTTTTTGCTGTTGGGCAGGGTTTAAATATCCTCACTGATAAGTATAAAGCGGTTTGTCCCACAAGTGTCCAAAATCCTTTCAATAATTGTGTTTATACGCAGCTCCCTGGTTCATTATTAGGGTCTACGATATCCACAGCTGGGATTATCACTTTTCCAGTAAGTGTGTCTATTGGTACGTACTTGATTATGGTGTCTATGAATCCTCAAGCTGGGTATTCAGGTAATAATTATATCAAGTCTAATGCTACTGCAAGTAATTGCACTACGTTGACTGTTTGGTATGGAGATTCCCTGGGACAAATCGGAACTGCTGCCATTGGCACTTTTTCCGATCAGCTTCCCATGATGTATGCTGCAATGATTTCCATCGACGCTCCTGGGGCATTGCAGGCAACATTTGGTCTACCCTCTCTTCAAGATGCTAACACAGATCAGTTTACGGCTGATATTGTTATTACTCAAATTAATGGTAGTATATTGACTTAATTCCCTCAATCTGGTCCGTGATGACTTGAAACTATTTATGGGCAACTAATCATGATTCTTTACTATTTTATTGTTCTCTTTTCTGGAAGAATTTTTAAGTGGAATTGAACATGGTTTGGGTTTGGTGTACCCACCCTTGTGAGCCCCACTATTCCTTGGTTTGGGCTGAATTTTTGTGCCTTTTGAAAAGCACTTCAATTTTCAGTTATTTCCATGGAGTTAATGTAAATGCAGTAGTGGTTATATTCTCTGGTGTTTAGGTTATGCCTGTACCTCTAGATTCTTATTGGATTTATTGGGAAGTCCTCTAACCATGTGTCACCAGCCAGCTGGGACTCACTATCCCTTGTTCAGGAGAACTATTTTGGCGAGAGTCGTTTTTGTAGTTTTCCTTGCTGGTTTTAGTGTGGGCG